GTCATCGTCCTCGGAGAGTTCTTCCTCGGACTCATCGCCCTCGTCGGACTCGTCGGACTCGTCCTCATCGAACTCCTCTTCCGAGTAGTCCTCGTCCTCGTCGATGTAGTCTTCGTCCTCGTCGGAGTCATCGTCCTCGGAGAGTTCTTCCTCGGACTCATCGCCCTCGTCGATGTAGTCTTCGTCCTCGTCGGAGTCATCGTCCTCGGAGAGTTCTTCCTCGGACTCATCGCCCTCGTCGGACTCGTCGGACTCGTCCTCATCGAACTCCTCTTCCGAGTAGTCCTCGTCCTCAAGTTCCTCTTCGTCGTCAACTCCCTCCTCATCGGTGGGATCGACTTCGGTGTCCTCAAGGATCTCTTCTTCTTCAAAGAACTCTTCTGGCTTGGGCATTTGATTCTCTCCTGTAATCTTCCCTATGTATCAAAAGTCAGAGTTTGGACACAAAGTCCATAAAGACCTGCATTTTAGCCTCGTCCAGTTCCCTGATCGAAGCCTTCTCAATCTTGTTCTTGTACGAGTCAATGGTCTTCTCGGCAAGGACTCCGTTGTTCCAGACCCATTCCTTGCCTTCCATGATGCCGTTGACGAATGCATTGGGTGCGGATGGGTCGGCTACGATGTCAACCGTGGCAAGGGAGAAGTCGTCCTGCACCTCGTTGATGCCGTTGACCTGCTTGAGCGATCCCATTCCACGCGAGGAGACTCCTAGACGGACTCCCTCGTCGATCAGGTTCTTGACGATGTTGCCGTATGGCGTGTCTAGGACTTTTGCCTTGCCGTAGACCGTCGTCCCGTTCATCTTCATCTCCTTGATGATGTGGGAGACGCGGTCTAGGTTCAGGGCTGGTCCCTGTGGATGCCCAAGTTCACCAAGGGAACGGTTCGTCCTGATGTAGTCCTTGTTGTAGCGGTCAACCTCTCGCTCCATGATGGAGCAGGGATAGACTCGTCCGTTCTTGTTGACCTGCTCGGACTCCATGAAGATGCCACGGATGAAGTAGTTCTTCTTGCCGTTGCCAGCGTCCTCGACGAGAGTCTGAATGTTCTCTTCCTTGTGTTCCGTGATCAGAAGCATGGATCAGCCCTTCTTGCCCTTGGAGCGCAGGATCTTGAAGTCATTGGCATCGATCTTGCCGTTCTTGTTGGCATCGATCTTGGACTGATTGCCCTTGAGGCGTTTCCACTCCTTGCCTCCCGCAACAGTAGCGGCAGATCCCTTCTTGGGAGCATTGGAGGGATGCGGCTTGCTCCAGTCGAATGGCTTTCCGCCACCATAGCGGTTGGCTGACATCTTGCCCTCATTGACTGCATCATCCATGCCATTGAACAGGTCGGCTGCGACCTCGCGCTTGACATCGTCGAGACGGTCGGAAATAGCCCGATAGAGAAGGTTTCCCGTGAGTTCCTTGGCTGAGACGAAGTCTTCGTCCACAATTGCCTTGATGAGGTTGTTTGATGTACCCATGCGTATCTCCTTGGATTCAGATATTTAGTCTTTCTTCGATTCCGGCTTCTTCTTAGAGACGGACTTCTTCGCTGGCTCTTCCGGCATCATCTCCTGCTGCATCTGCATCTGCTGCAACTGCTGCTGCATCTGTACATCACCGACCATCTGCGTGGATGCCACCTGAGTCGATACGGTGGTCGGAACTGCGGACTGAGGATCCGTTGCCTTCTCGTCCTGAATCTCGGAGAAGACATCCTCAATCTCGTCCTCGGTCATCCTCAGGATGTTCTTCTGTATGTACTTCTTGGAGAAATACTTGCCAATGTGGGCATCTGCCATGTTGACCAGGTTGAGCCTGTTGGTCATGATCTCGTTGTCCTTGGCTTCCGTGAAGTATGAATCCTTGCGGAAGTTGAACCTCAGAAGAGGCTCCAGCATCTCCCAATCGTCCTTGGTTATGACTCCCTTGAGGATCAACTGAGTCTTCAGTAGTTCCCTGAAGAGTTCGGAGAACTTCTTCTGCAACCTTTCGATGAAGCGGAAGAACTTGAGTTCGTCTCGGGTGATCTCAGCCTGACGACCCATGTTGAAGCCGTTCTGGTCGGTCTCTAGCCTTGAGAACGGGACATTGAGGCTCTTGTAGAGTTTCTTCTGGAAGTAGAGGACATCGTCCATCTGACCGAGGTTTTGACCGCCTGGAAGGGTTCCGATCTCGGTTCCCTTGCCGCCTTCGCGCCTAGGAAGCCAGAAGTCCTCAAGCATGGTCATGTGCCGCCGTTCGTCCTTGAGTTCTCCCGTGGAGGCATCGTAGACCAACTTGTTGCGATAGCGGTTCATGACCTCCTTCAGATACTGCTCTGCCTTTGCCTTGGGGAGGTTTCCCGTGTCGATGTAGAAGATTCTTCGCTCTGGCGCTCTTGCCATCCTGTAGATGACGAGCGCGTCCTCCATCATCTTCAGTTGGTTCATGGGCTTGAGAGCCTTGTGGATGTATGACAGAACCCTCTTCTTGCCAGCGTCGAACAGACCGCTGTGGACATAACAAACGGAGTCCGTGGCAATCCTAACGCCCTTCAGAGGGGTGACGGGAGTGTATGCTGCGGTGGATGTGACCGTTTCCTCTCGCTCGGTGTAGACGAAGAACTCGTCCACCCGCTCAACCACATCCGCATTGGTCTTCGTGTCCTTCTTCTTCTGCACATTGCGGATCTTGCGGATATTGGTGGATTCGATTGGTCGTATCTCCACCATTCCAGCCTGTGGGTTGTTCTTGTCGATTATCTTGTGGAAGTAGAGCCTTCCGTCAGTATACCACTTGCGGAATATCTCGTATCCCTTGTCCTGAAACTTCAGCAACCTCAGGACTTCAGAGAACTCATTCTCTATCTCGGAGGCTATCTTCTGTGGAACCCTCTTCTTGTCCACTAGTATCTCTACGGGATTGTTGCTGCTGTCGTAGACTATTGCCTCGTCGCAGATGTCGGCTATAGCCATCTCCACCTCGGGATAGAGAGCCATTTCCCGATACTTGCGTATCATGTCGCTGGTGGACTTTATGCCGCCATCGAAGTCCATGTAGGACGAGAAATAGACACCTGAAGTCACGGGCAAAGCACCGTCATCATAGTCTGGAGGAGCGAACGAAGCGGATGCGGTGACATCCTCGCTCTTCACGGTGGGGGCGACAGTCTTGCCTGTGCGGCTTATCGAATAGCCAAAAATGTCAAATGCCATTCAGTTCTCCTGCAAATCGCTATCAACCACCAGGCGTGAGCGGCGTGAGGGTTGGAAGCGGGGTTGCATCAGGCGTTCCGACGTTCGATGTGAAGTAGGTGTAGGCTAGCGTGACCGAGAACTCCTCGATCTGATCGACCGCATCGTAACTCACTTCGATGGGGGAGATTTCCGTTGGGAAGCATCCGACCATCGTGTAAGCCTTGACGGGCTTGCCTGTGCGGTCGAGTTGGTTGATCGTCCAGTCGCAGAAGATGGGCTGCGAGAAGTTGAGGAACTCGTTCCTTGCGACATTCCGCTGCATCGACTGAATGCCATCGACCCAGAGTTCAAAGAGGTTCCTCAACTGGAACTTGCTGTCGTTGTAGACGGAGATCGTCCAGTCTCCGAAGGCACGGTCGCCGGGAACCTTGAGCCGTCTTCCGCGATAGGGAACCTCTATGGTTCCGAGCGCGGTTCCTGGCAGGGTGGCGGCACGGACAAGGAACGGAGTCAGGGGACTCTCGGTTCCTCCGATTCGTCCCTGAACCTCGAAGAGGGTTGGCTTTACTCCCGAACCTGTGAATGCGTTGGCGAAGTTTCTGATGTTCATTCTGGTTTACTCCCTATCCTTCTATCTATTCGAGGGTCTGAAGGTTGAAATCGGATCTTGTTGCGATGAAGTTCAACTGGATGAAGTTGATGGACTTCTGCGGCTTGATGTAGATGTCAGCCACGAACTGGTTGCTGTCGATGACCTGTGCGGTGTTGTTGGTCTCGTCGCAGACCACCTTGAAGTCTGCAATAGCCCTCTGACCGACCAGGCTGTTGAGGAACGGATTCACCAGGTTCCTGAACTGAGATCTGGTGAACTCGTCGTTGAACTCGAAGAGGCTGAACTTGGCGGCACGGGCAATCGCCTTCTCTATGGAGATGAACACGCGGCGAACATTGATGCGGTCGAACGCGCTGTTCTTGACCAGAAGGGTCTTGTCCCCGAAGAGGACGGTTCCGCTTCCATCGGCAAACTCGTTGAAGAAGTTGATCTGGTTCTTGTAGAGTTCGTCCCTGTCGTCCTTGGTGAACTGGGTCTCCAGACGGATGACATTCCTGAGGTTGCCTCTTGCGAATCCGGCGGGGGATTCCCAGAAGACTTCCTGACCGCACATGATTCCCGCGATGTCGGAAGACAGGGACATCTTCCGCGTCTGCGAGTTGTAGGTGTCGAAGAATATCTTACGTCCAGCGACGAGGACCGTGTAGGAGTTCGACGGGATCGTCAGGTTGGTCTTCCTGAACTTGACGGCATTTGCCGCAACGATTCCCGAGTTGGGGTTGAATCCTGCGGGCGGTGCTGTCGGAATGACGAGTATGGTGTCCTTCCTGGGTTCGATGACCGTGTCGAAGACCTGGCTCTCAAGCACCGTCTGCGACTGAGAGAGGTCGTTGGAGACGGACGATTCCGGGATGAAGATGATGTCTGCCGCATTGTCGTCCTGGGCGAACAGGCTGTATGCTGCCATGAGTTCTGAAAGGGTAGCCGCGCTGTTTCCAGCCGAGTCTCCGAACTTCAACTGAGTGTCGTATGACCCTACCCGCGTGTAGGTGATGCCGTCAGCACCGACCTTCTGCGAGGTGATGTCTCCGAAGACCGTGCTTGCAAGCGATGTGCTGTTGCCCAATCCGCCCTGATACGGAAGAACCTTCGTCATGTAGACGAACTGCGAGTTGGTGTTGATGTAGTCCTTGTAGAAGATGGACTCTCCGTCCAGGTTCTTGGCATCGGATGCCTTGGAGAGGAGTTCAAACCGCTC